GTACCTATGTATGAGTGGGACACTATCTTAACTGATTTAAACCCAACAATCTTTGTTGATTCTGCTTCTAACTACAACAATGGTGTATGTTACTGTGCAGTTGAGAACTTAATTATCGGTACTGATGTAACAGACCCAGAAGGTTCTTTCAAAGTATTTTATGATGATTTAGAAGAAAAAATGTTCTTCAGAGGTTACTTCAAGTTAGGTGTACAATTCTTGTACCCTTCACTTGTTCAATGGGGACTTTGTATATAATAATAATGTAATAATAGAGGGGAGGCTAGTCCTCCTCTCTTAATTACTTTTAAATAACTAATAAAATAATAAAAAAATGGCAATAGATACAGGTTTAGCGATTGGATGCACAGACTTACAAGCAACAGGTGGTATAAAACAAATACTACTAAGGTCTTGGGCTGCTGGAGATACAATCGTATATGGGTCAAGCACTCATACAATTACAAGTATTAAAGATACTGGTGGAACTGATGCTGATTGGGGTGTGTATGAGTTTAAAAATGAAACTCCTGCATTAACTATCAATGCAACTAAAGAGAATGGTTCAACTGCTTTTGAGTGTGGATTATCTTTTACACTTCCAAGAATGGAGGTTGCTAAATTCAATGCAATACAAGATATGTTAAATGCTTGTTTGATGATAATAGCAGTAGATACTAATGATAATGCTTTTGTTTTAGGTGTTTCTGAGAAATATAGAAATGAAAGTGTAGCAGAAAGAAGTCAAACTTTTGGACAATTTGCAAGTGCTGAAGGTGGTTCAGGTGCTGCTTATTCTGATGAAAATGGAGTTACTATTTCTCTAATGGCAAGACAATTTGAAATGCCAAGAGAGTATGCACCTTCTGCAACAGGAATTACAGTTGCTTCAACAGGTTTAACTGCAACAACAGATTAATATTTAAAGATATAGAAATAGGTTGGACTTTGTTCGTAAAAAGTTTAACAACATTTCCCTATTAATATCTTTTTTATAATATGTGTGATTGTGAAAAAAAAGTTGTAGATTTATCACACTTAAAAATATATACAGTTATGGCAGAATACAAAGCAAAAAAAGATGTTATTCTTATAAGAGATGGTGAAAGATTTATCCTAAGAGAATCATCACAAGAAGAATTGTCTTACCTATATGAAGATTTAGGTTTAACTTCATTAGTAGAAAAATTATCAACTACAAAAACTAAAGATGAGCCAAAGAAAGCAACCAAAAAGAAAAAGTCAGGTAAAGAATCTTCAGACTCAAAAGAGTAATACTTTTGAATTTGGAGTTTTTAATTTAGCAATTCCTGAACATATTGAAGAACCATTAGATTTAGCAAAGGTAAGAAGTAAATTCATACCATTTGGTACTAATAATCTATTCCCTCAGTATTTAGCAGAATTAAAGCGTAAATCTTCTACTCATAGAAGTGTATTAGCACAAAAGACTATTTTTACAAGTGGTGCTAAGTTTGTTACGAATAATGAAGATGTTAAAGAATACATCAAGGATGTAAATGCTGATGGAGAATCATTAAGAGAGGTTTTTAAGAAATTAGCAGATGATTACTATTCATTTGGAAATGCCTATTTAGAGGGCGTATTATATGATGGTGGACTAAATCTATATCACATAGATGCAACTACTGTTAGAATGTCTAAAAACAAGAAAGAAGTATATGTACATCCTGATTGGGCTAAGTACAATACTATGAAAGATAAATTATCTATCATTCCTATTTATCCTGAAGTGAAAGGAAATAGATTTGTACTTCAATTTAAAGATTACGAGCCTACATTCCAATTCTATGGTTTACCTGATTACATTGCTGCATTAGAGCATATTGCAGTTGATTATGAAATTGGTAAATGGAATCACACTAAATTCAAGAATGGCTTTCAACCTTCAGCAATCGTTGAGATTAATGGAGATATGGGTGAAGAAGAAGCAAAGAAATTAGTAAGAGAAGCACAAAAGAAGTTTGTTGGAGATGGAAACAATGGTAAGATTATGTTCATTGTTAAGAATGGAGATACTTCAAGTGCTAATGTTCAAATTATCAAAGATGACCAAGATGGTAGTTGGATAGATTTACAAAGAATAACTGACCAAAACATTGTAACTGCTCATAGATGGCAACCATCATTAAGTGGTTTAGTTAGTTCAGGGAAAATGAACAATACAGGTAGTGAGATTAGAATTGCTTATGATTTAGCAATGACTACTGTAATTAAAGATACTTCTGACTTATTGTTAAATGGGATTAGAGGGGTTTTATATAAAGAGTTAGGCTTCTTGCCTGAAGAATTAGTGATTCACTATGAGCCACCAATTAGTTTTGCAACTCAGATTGACCCTAAACAAGTTCTTACTATTAACGAACAAAGAAGAATGTTAGATGAGGATTTACCAATGCTAGAGGAGGGTAATATGTTCTTAACTGATAGAGAGCAAATTATTGTAACTAAAGATGATGATGGAGATGGTAAAGGTGATGATGAGGTGGGTGATATGCAAGTAACTGAAATTGAAAAAGAATAACTATGGCAAATGTAAATCAATATATACCTTTAGTAACAGCAGCAGAAGTTATAAGTAATAGTTTTACTAATGCTAATACTGATACTGCTTTAGTTTCTAACAGCACATTACTTCTTGCTGAGTTAGCACATTTAAAAGAGGCGATTGGTAAGAAGTTTTATGAGGAATTAAAAACTCAACATAATGATGGTACTTTAACTACTGCTAATCAAACTTTAATGGATGATTTCTTAACAAGAACTTTGTGTTGGTTTGTTAGGTTTGAGGTAATCAATGAAGTTCAGAGTAATAGTAGTAGTGCAGGTATTGTACATAATCTTGATGAGTTTGCTACTATTATAGACCCTTCTGAGTTAAACGCTTATAAGCAGGACACTTACAGAAAGGCTGAGATATACTTAAAAGATATGCTAGATTATATGAATGATAGCGACCAGAATGGTGATTATCCAACTTATGAATCTAATAAACCTTGTAGTGATGATGTTTACAAGAATCATGGTATAATAATGTATGATAGTATATATTCAAGACCTACTAGAAATTATGATAGTTGGAAGAATAACTGTCCTTGTGATGATTGTTAAAATAAATATATAAATGGCTGCAAACGAACATAAAAATTTAAGTAGTATAAATAGACACAATCCAAAAGGGTTTGAAACTGCTATTAATGATACTGTTTTAAGTAAAAGTGGAGGGACATCTGCAACAGGTACTGATGGTAACTTAGAATGGAAGAATAAGTCTTATATGGGTGTTACTAATTATAAGATGCAGGGATTCGTTACAGGTGCTACAAATTACTTCTATGGAGAGGATATAGCAGATACTAAATCTCCTTATGAAATGGCTCTTGATTATGGTACAGGAACAGTATCTTCAGGAACTTTAACTCCTACAAGTTTCTTTAGAATTGGTCAAGGGTGCGTTATACCTGAAACTGCTAGTATTACATCTATAAGTGGTTGGATTACAAGTAGTGGCTCTAATACAGTTACTATTGCTATATGTAAAATCACACCTGTAGAGGGTGTTACAACAGCAGTAATTCCTATTGTAATTGATGAGATTGCAGTAGATGGTCGTGGTAATAATTCCCATTTAATTAGAATAAATGAAACAACTATAACTACAGCAGCAGTAGCAGCAGGAGATATTATCTTTCCAATGATTAAGGAAGCGATTGGTGGCTCATCAATATATATGAATATAGCAGTACAAACAACAACATTCTAATGACAACAAAAGAGGAGATAGTATCAATGAAGAAAGACATAGGTTCAATAAATGAGAAGATGGATAATTTGGATAGTAAGTTAGATATGATTACAGAGAGGTTGTTGAATCCAGATAAAGGAGTTGCTGCTAGAGTGAATAGAAACACAGCAATGAGAAAGGTTTTAGTGAAAGCAATGTGGATGATTTACGCTATAACTTTAGGGGCATTGATAAAACTTTTTACAGAATAAAAATAAAATAATAACAATTTAAAAATAAAATAAAATGAGTACATTTGATACAGACAATACATTACTATTTGAGATGCTTGGTAAGGGTGGTGGAACTGAGGTTTTTACTACTGCAGCACAAGAAGGTAAAGACTGGTATTGCATATTTTTCCCAGTAGAGTCAGTAATTTCTACAATAGCAGGAGATGCTACTAATATTAATCGTTTGGATGGTCAAACTATGAACGCTGGAACGACATTATTTTTGCGTACAACTGCTATCACTTTAACGAGTGGTATTGGCATAGGGTACAGAGAGCATGATGGTAACGCATCTGCATAATGAAATTATCTTTAGGCATATCATTACCAACAAGTAACAAGGGTGCATTAACACCTGTACAAAAGCAAACTAATACTTTTAAAACAAGAGTTATTGCTGATGGGGGTGTATTTGAGGCTAAGGCTTGTTTAGAAGCACAATTAACTAATTTAAGTAATATAGCATGAGTTTATTAGATGATGTAAGTATTGTAGTAACTCCTAACGGATATAAGGCAGGAGAATTGTATGCAGTTGTTCCTGTACCTACTTTGGGTGCTGAAGAAATCACAAATGGGGATTTTGCTACTGATAGTAATTGGACAAAAGGCACGGGTTGGAGTATTAGTGGTGGTACTGCTAGTTGTGATGGTAGTCAAA